AGACTATGCTTTAGTGGGTTCTAGGTCGGGTCGTAAATTCAATATGGGTGATAAAGTGGTTGTCAAAGTAGCCGCAGCAAATTTGGATAAACGCCAATTAGATTTTGAATGGGAAGTGAATGGGATGCTGAATAAAAAAGATTGATTTGCAATTAATATGCAGTCAATGTTTCTTCAAAAATAATCCCTTCTTCTGCTAAGCATTTTAAGATGGGTTGATAAATTCTTGCATCAATTGGAATATGCAATCCTGTCATTTGAATCTCTCCTTTTAAATAAGCGCATACACCCATGGCCAATGGTAAACCTACTGTGGTAGCCATGGCAGTATGGATGGCATCTTTTCCAGTTAGTACCATGCTGCTATCTAATTTAAAATGACGATCACCAATGCTATATTCAATTTCGTGTAACATCACCACCAAATCTATTGTCTGTGTCTGCAAGTTTCCATTTGTCTTCTAACAGCCATTGTAAGATGCTTGCATTGGAATTAAAGGATTTAGAATCAGAGGATTTTGATCTATCGCTGACCGGATTCAACGATGATGAATTAGCGAAAATTCTTGTGGAAGCTGTTGAAGGGCAGACTGATCCTGATGATGTTCCAGAGGTTCAAGATACTGCAATCACTGTTCTTGGCGATATTTGGGTGCTTGGTAAGCATATGCTTGTTTGCGGCGATTCAACAAATATAAATAATTGGGATAAATTAAATATTGAAAGCGGATTTGTTTGCTTCACATCTCCACCATATAATTTGGGGAAAAGTGCAAAACTTAGTGGCAATAAAAAATTGAAAAAATCTGGTAATGCTTATGATGATTATGGAGATGACAAAAGCGGAGAAGATTATTCAAATCTCATAAATGAAGTTTTAACAATTTCAATTTCTTATTGTGATTGCTCAGCTTTCAATGTTCAGCCGCTTGCAGGGAGTAAAAGAGAATTATTAAAATTATTCGATAAATTTTCATCGAATTTAATTGATATAATCACATGGGATAAAAAAAATTCTGCTCCTCAAATGGCTGAAGGAGTTTTATCATCAAGATATGAATGGATTGTTTTATTTTCAAAAGATATGAATGCGTCAAGAAGAATTCCGCTTTCTTCATGGCGTGGAAAATATTCAAGCGTTTATGAAGCTCCACCACAAAGAAAAAATGAATTTGCTTCAATTCATGGAGCAACATTTCCAGTTCATTTACCTGAATATATGATTGGTGATTTAATGAATAGATCGAGAGGAGTTGTAGATTGTTTTATGGGAACAGGCACAACTCTAATTGCTGCAGAAAAATTGAACAAAGAATGTAGAGGAATTGAATTATCTCCGCAATATTGTGATGTGATAATTCGTAGATGGCAAGACTTCACTGGGAAAAATGCGGTTCATTCAGAGACCGGAAAAACATTTAATGAGATGATGAATGAGCGCAGTAACAACAGTTCCGCTTGAAACAATATGCAAACTTCTTGATCTAACTCCTGCGCGGATTTCTCAACTTACTTCGCAAGGTGTTATTCCAAGGCAAGAACGAAATCGATATGAAGTTGTTCCAGTTGTTCGCGCATATATAAAATTCCTTCGTGAGCGAGCATTAAAAGGAGATGTCGGAGGTGATGATTATTCTGCTCATCGAGCAAGGTTAACAAAAGCAAGAGCAGACATAACAGAAATGGAACGCGCTCAGATGGAAAGCAAATTGATTCCTGCTGAGGATGTCGAGACAACATGGAGTTCGATGGTTTCAAATGCTCGTAACAGATTGATCGCAATTCCGACTAAGGTTGCTCCATCAGTTTATGCCTCTAAGAATTTGAATGAGATTCGTGATATTATAAAGACTGAAATATATATGGCATTGGATGAATTAGCAGATGCAGAGGTTAGAACCATCAATCCAATATTCAGTAACGCAGAAGTCGAAAACGACAGCGATGCTGACGAAGAAGGTTTGGAAATCTCCGCCGAATCTGAAAATCAGTGATTGGGCTGATCAAAATAGACGATTATCGCCAGAGGCAAGTTCAGAAGCTGGGCAATGGTCAACAGCAAGAGCAGAATATCAACGCGGAATTATGGATGCGATTTCTGATCCGAATGTTTCAGAAGTTGTTATTATGTCATCTGCTCAAATCGGTAAGACTGAGATAATAAATAATCTTGTCGGCTTCCATATTGATCAAGACCCATCGCCAATCCTAGTCGTTCAACCAACTCTACAGATGGCAGAAGCATGGTCGAAAGATCGGCTCTCTCCGATGTTGCGTGATACGCCATGCCTTCAAGGAAAGGTTGCTGATCCTAGATCAAGAGATTCCGGCAATACAACTTTGCATAAGGTTTTTTCTGGCGGTCACATAACAATCGCAGGAGCAAACTCGGCGGCTAATCTTGCTTCTCGTCCGATTCGTGTAGTGCTTTGTGACGAGGTTGATCGCTATCCTGTCTCTGCTGGTAGCGAAGGCGATCCTATTCTCCTAGCTAAGAAACGCTCAGTAACATTTTGGAATAGAAAATTTATTCTTGTTTCTACTCCTACAATAAAACACGCATCGAGGATTGAGATTGCTTTTGAAGAAAGCGATCAGCGCGAATATTATGTTCCTTGCGAAGATTGCGGTCATTTCCAGACTTTGAAATGGGCAGGAGTTAACTTCGAGAAAGATAATCCTGATAGCGCAGTTTATACTTGCGAGGAATGTGGTTCTCAATGGGATGATGCAACTCGATTAAGATCGATCAGAAAAGGTGAATGGAAGGCAAAGAGAGATTTCAAAGGAATAGCTGGTTTTCATTTAAACGCTCTTTATTCTCCTTGGATGATGCTATCAGATGGCGTGAGAGAATTTCTTGAAGCTAGAAAACAACCAGCAACACTCCGAGTCTGGGTGAATACTTATCTTGGTGAGACTTGGGAAGAACAGGGCGAACGAGTTGATGATATTGATTTGCTCAATCGCAGAGAAAACTATCTTGAAAATCTTCCAGATCAGATCGTGATTGTTACGGCTGGTGTTGACGTTCAAGATGATCGCTTAGAATGTGAGATTGTTGGTTGGGGTAGAAATGACGAATCTTGGTCGCTAGATTATCGGACTTATTATGGCGATCCATCGGCAGGAATGGTTTGGGCCGACTTAGAATCAGGATTGGCTCAAATTTGGACAACTGAGAGCGGTAAGGAACTATTCGTTCGCTCAACTTGCATCGACTCCGGTGGTCACCATACGCAGTCTGTTTATAATTTCGTTAGACCGCGTGAAGGCAAGAGAATTTTTGCGATCAAAGGCGTTGGCGGAGAGGCTAAACCGCTCATTTCAAGACCATCGACAAACAATATCGGTCGAATCAAATTATTTCCTGTGGGTGTCGATACAGCCAAAGAGATGGTTTATTCCCGTTTCAAGATCAATGAAATCGGAGCTGGTTATTGTCATTTCCCAGAGCATTATGACATCGAATATTTCCGGCAGTTGACCGCCGAGCAACAAGTCAAGAAATATCATAAGGGCTTTCTTCGGAGAGAATGGCAAAAGATCAGGCCAAGAAATGAGGCTTTAGACTGTCGAATATATGCAATGGCGGCATTAGCAATCTTGAATTTGAACGTTAATTCTATCGCTGATAGACAGGAAAAGGCTTCTGCTATTGTCGCTCCTCAAAATGAGTTACAAGTTGTGGAGCAAAACGCTCCTATCAGGCGACCGATGCGACAGAGACCAAAGGGCGGTTTCGTCAATTCATGGAGATAATTGGTGGCAAACCTATTCAATGTTTCTGAATCACCAATGGAAACGCCGACCGAAATCGTGGTTGGCGATTATCTTTTGTGGCGCAGAAACTTTCCAGATTATTCTCCGACAACATATACAGCTACTTATGTTGCAAAGATCGCGGCTTCATCGAGCGAGATTCAAGTTTCCTCAACCGCATCTGATGGCAATTTCCTATTCACGGTAACGAGCGCGACTTCGGCTGGCTTCACGGCTGGTGAATATCACTGGCAGTTAGAAATGAGCGATGGCACAAACCGCATCGTCATCGAGCGCGGGATGTGGACCGTTCTGCCTGATCTCGATGTTGGTTCGGCTGATCCGCGTTCTCATGCCGAGATCATGGTCAAGAAGATTGAATCGATCCTTCAAGGTCGAGCAGATCAAGATGTTGCAAGCTATTCGATCAACGGTCGCTCGCTTACCCGCATGGGGGTCTCTGATCTTGTTGAATGGCGCGATTATTACATGGCTGAAATCGTCAAACAGAAGCGGGAATATCGTAAGAAACTTGGTCAGGCGACAGGCCAGACGATCCGCGTGAGGTTCTGATATGGGTCTTTTTGACTTTTTTCGTGAAAAACGAGCGGTTCAGACAAAGAAAATTCAACGCAGATCGTATACTGCGGCTTCAACTGGTCGGCTTTTTGCTGATTTTGTGGCGAATACTCTTTCGGCTGATAGTGAGATTCGTCCTGCTCTGCGTATCGTTCGTGATCGCTGTCGGGATGTTGCTCGTAATAACGACTATGCTCGCCGTTATTTACAGATGATTGAAACGAATGTTGTTGGCGATCAAGGTGTTAGAATTCAGGTTCGCGCCAGAAATTCAGATCAATCGCTAGATACAGTCGGTAATGCAATCATCGAACGTCAATGGGATATGTGGGGTCGCAGAGGCACTCCGAGCATTGATGGCAAAATGTCATGGCTCGATTGTCAACGAATGTTTATCTCAAATGTCGCTCGTGATGGCGAATGCTTAGTTCGATTTATTGAAACAAAAGAAAATCCGTTCGGGTTTGCTATTCAATTTATTGAAAGCGACTATCTCGACGAAGAATATTCAATGCCTAAAGGTCCGAATGGCAATCAAATTCGGATGGGCGTTGAGATGAACGACTTTGGAAAACCTGTTGCTTACTGGTTGTTAACAGCGCATCGAGGCGATTTGCAGTTTGCCAAAGCAACAAACTTGAAAAGAATCCGTGTTCCTGCGGAAGAAATTCTTCATATTTTCTTGTCAGATCGATCTGGTCAGACCCGCGGCTTTCCGTGGATGGCAACGGCTTTGACACGTTTAAAGATGCTTGATGGTTATGAAGAAGCTGAATTGGTTGCGGCTAGAACAGCGGCGGCAAAGATGGGGTTCTTCACATCTCCTGATGGTGACGGCTATTCCGGTGTTGATATGGAAGATTATCATGCACCAATTATGGAAGCGAGTCCGGGTTCTTTTGAACAATTACCTAAAGGAATGAGTTTTACGCCATTTGATCCGCAACATCCTGTTTCAGCGTTTGCAGAATTTGAAAAAGCTGTCTTGCGCGGAATTTCATCTGGTCTTGGTGTTTCTTATGTTTCGCTTGCAAATAATCTTGAAGGCGTAAGTTATTCTTCAATTCGTCAAGGCACGATGGAAGATCGAGATCATTACAAGATGCTTCAACAATTTATGATTGAGCATTTCATCGATCCGATCTTTAGAAAGTGGCTGTCGATGGCAATGGGGACGAATCAAGTTACCATTCCAATCACCAAATTCGATAAGTTTGCAGATAATCTTGTTTATCGTGCAAGAGGTTGGAATTGGGTTGATCCTCAAAAGGAAATCAATGCCCATGTGATTGGTCTTCAGAACGGTATAACGACGATGCAGGATGTTGCGGCTCATTATGGACGCGATGTCGAAGAAGTCTTTGCTCAGTTGGATGCCGAGCGCGAACTTGCAAAACAGTATGGCATCGAGACTGCATTCCAGCCATTTGGCTCAAAACTTCCTGCAAATCCAAGCGTTCAAGGTGGTCAGGATGGCTGAATATAAAGGCATTGAGATCGATCTTGTTCCTACGGATTCGATGGTATCGGAAGCAGAACGCGGTCTTGCTTGGCGGCAGGAATTTGGTCGCGGCGGGACTGAGGTAGGAATCGCCAGAGCGAGGGACATTAAGAACAAGGTTGATCTATCGCCAGACACAATCCGGCGAATGACTTCCTTCTTTGCGAGGCATGAGATCGATAAACAGGCTCAAGGATTCAGACAAGGCGAGGATGGTTATCCTTCGAATGGTCGAATTGCATGGGCTTTATGGGGTGGCGATGCTGGCATGGCATGGGCCAATCGAAAGGCTGATCAAATGGATAGAATCGATAATAGTGATCGAGCGGCTCCAGATGAATTGAAGGTTGGCGATTTTGTTTCTTGGGATTCATCCGGTGGAACGGCTCGTGGTAGGATTGAACATATTATGAAAGAAGGCGTTCTCGGAATTCCTGATTCTGAGTTCTCAATCAATGCAACTTCGGATGATCCTGCGGCTTTGATTCGAATTTATCGTGAAGGTGAGAATGGCTGGGAGCCGACTGAAACGCTCGTCGGACATCGTTTTTCAACACTTTTGAAGATCAATTCTCTGCGTTCTTATGAGGATATGCGTCCTTATCCGAATGAACACGCGGCTCGGCTGACCGATCCTTCTCAGTATGATTCATTTGCTCGAAAAAATAACGATTTTGGCGATGGCATAGATGCGATATATGGTGTGAAGGCTGGAAAGACTGAACTTCAGGCAATCCGGTTCAAGGCTGACAAGTTTACTGCGGCTGAGGCTCGCAAATGGCTTGCAGATCATGATTTCAAACCTATTCAATTTGAAGAGGCAACGGGCATGAAGACGGAAGATGCTAAGATCGAGAAACGGCATATTCTCAACGTTGCTGAGAATGATGAAACCTATGTGATCACATTCGCCAAGGAAAAAATGGGCGGTCATGAAGATGAACCCGCAGATATGGAAGAGCCAGAAACGCTCCTTGATGTCGCTCCGCCAGTTGAGTTGAATCCTCTTGAAGCATCTCCTGCGATGGCAATGCCTTTGCCAGTAAATGGCGAGGAAGATCGCGCTAATGATGCGCTTCAACATCGTGCTTATTCGATGGATGCTTCTCCGGTAAATAAAGAAGAACGGCGAGTTCAAATCGCAGTTTCTTCGGAAATGCCTGTTGAGCGTTCATTTGGCATGGAGATTTTGGACCATAATCCAAAGTCAATCGATCTTAGTTTTCTTGCTTCCGGTCGTGCTCCGCTTTTGTTGGACCACGATCCTGAGAAGCAAATCGGAATCATCGAGGGCGTTAATCTCGACGGCTCGGCTCGTGTGATGCGAGCGACAGTGCGCTTTGGAAAAGGCTCACTTGCTGGCGAAGTGTTCCAAGATGTGGTTGACGGTATCCGCCAGAATATCTCTGTTGGGTATCGGGTCAATAAAATGGTTCGTGATGACAGCGTGGACGGGACGGTCTATCGCGTCAATTCGTGGACTCCTTTGGAAGCGTCGATTGTCTCAATTCCAGCCGATCAATCGGTTGGTGTTGGTCGTTCGATGGAAATCATCTCTAACTCATCGGAGGGTCTTGAAATGACCGAAGTTAAACAAGACGAAATCCGCGCGTCTATTGCAAAAGCAAATGCGGAAATTCTTGCCATTGGTGCAAAGCTGAACAAGCGTGATCTTGCTGAAAAGGCAATCGCTCGCGGTGTTTCGGTCGAGCAGTTCCGTGGCGAACTCATCGACAGCCTCGGTTCGGAAGCAATTCCGCACAATCCGAATAATGTCGGCATGAACAGCCGTGAGGCACAATCCTACTCGCTTCTTCGCGCTGTTAATGCTCAGGCAACGGGTGACTGGTCGAAGGCTGGTTTCGAGCGTGAAGTATCACTCGAAATTGCAAACCGTCTTGGTCGTGATGCTCGCGGCTTCTACGTTCCTGCCGATATTGGCTGGTCGAAGCGCGATGTTATCTCGGGCACAGGCACAGGCACATCGAAGGGTGGCTACATGATCGGAACCGATCAGCGTGGCGATCTCTTCATCGATGCGCTTCGTGACACGCTCGTTATGGCTGGACTCGGTGCGCGTATGCTTACGGGCTTGCAGGGCAATGTTGCGATTCCGAAACTTGCCACGAAAACAACTGTCGGCTTCGTTGCTGAAACGTCTGCTCCGACAGAAGGCGCACCAGTATTTGGTCAGCTCCTCATGTCGCCTAAGACGGTCGCTGGTTACGTCGATATTTCTCGTCGCATGATGATCCAATCCGATCCTTCAGTGGAAGCGGTTCTTCGTTCGGATATCATCAACCAGATCGCGGCTAAGATCGACGATGTGGCGATTGAAGGCGGCGGTTCGAACGAGCCTACGGGTATCCTCGGCACGAGCGGAATCGGAGCAGTTGCCATCGGCACGAACGGTGGCGCACCAACTTGGGCATCGGTTGTTGCTCTTGAACGCGCTGTTGCAGTTGCTAACGCGGCAACGGGTAATCTCGGCTATCTTACGAATCCGAAGGTTATTGCAAAACTCCGCGCAACGGCTCGTCAATCGTCTGGTGTTGAAGGCAACTTCATCCTCAACGATGCCAACAAGCTGCTCGGCTACGATGTGACTTCGACAAACTTGGTTCCGAGCGATCTGACCAAGGGCTCATCGAGCGGTGTCTGCTCGGCTATGATCTTCGGTAACTTCAACGATGTGATCATCGGTATGTGGTCAGGTGTTGATGTGATCGTCGATACGGCTTCGCTCTCGACCAGCGGTTCAACCCGTCTCGCCTTCTTCCAAGATGTCGATGTCGGCGTTCGCCATGCTGAGTCGTTCGCGGCTGTTAAGGATTACACCACAACCTAATTTCGGGATTTAGGTTTGGAGTAGAGAAGGCGGGATCATCTCCCGCCTTTTTTATTACTCATAATGCGGTCTTTGTTCAGGCCATGCGTGAGGATATCCTTCTTGAACAATAGCTCGATATTGGCCTTCTGATGCCATTGAAGAAATGCTTGGTCTGCCTTTATTCAATTCTGTAATCATTTGATCGAGTTTTTGAGCATAAGAATATGCCTCATCTTTTGTTTCAAATAATTTTGTTTTACGAAAATAATCATGATCCGGTTCGCCATAATCGAACCACCATCCGCCTTCTTCTGGGCCACCATAAGCACGATCAACCATGTGAATTGAGACGCTGAATATTGTCATTTTGTTTCTCCTAAGATCGATGGGATTGGGGCCGAAGCCCCCTTTTGTTTTAGGCGAACATCGCGTGATATTTTTTTTCTGCCGTGAATTTGCCATCCACATAAATGCGGGCGGGGAACTGATTGAAGAGAAGACCGCGTGTTGAGGACTTTACAATCATGTCTTGTTCAATAGCGACCGAATGACCATTGCGGCGACCGACGATTGTAAAGTTTGTTCCGTGATGACGGCTGACGACGGCCATTTCAAGATTACCCAATTTGGCTTCAATCTTGGCTTGCCATTCGGTCGTTGCCGCCTCTGCGTAGGCCGACGAGCCTTGAGCGAGACGGTCCTCATTGATTGAGCAAACGCCGTCTGTACGGGTCACATATTGAGCAACAAGTGAACGATAGGTACGGCCAAAATCCCAAGAATTATAGATGCCATCCAATGATGAGCCATGCTTTTCAACCATACGCTCAAATGTGCGGCGGATTTGTTGGGCGTAACGATCTGCAATCATCGGGCGGATCGTTTCGAGGGCGGTTGCGATGGTGGTCATGTCAGTCTCCGTTTGTTTGCGCCATTGCGCCGTTGTTGATAAAAATACATTATTCGATTTTCTAATTATTTGAAACAATTATTTTCAAGTTTTTAGAATTATTTTTATGTGCGGTGCAACATAAATGGAACTAAATCAGCACAAATTTACAAAAAAAGGCAAAAAAGCGGCTATTCTAGGTGGCGGACCATCGCTTCCAGCCGATCTCTACGATCTTCCTGCCGATATTGATCTGATCGGCGTTAATCAGCACTCACTGTTACTCCCGCTTGATCTGCTTGTGTTTTCTGATTTCCCAATTTGGGAACTAATCAAAGAACATCCTTGTTTGAAAACTAGCCATCATCGAATCGACGATCCTCGCCATATCTGGTCAGGCATTTGCCCAGACTTCGGATTGAGCGGTGCGAAGGCACTATGGATTGCGGATTATTTGGGTTATAACGAAATCCTGCTTTGCGGGTTCGATAGCTATCAAACCGACCGCCGATATTGGCACGATGGACCGGATGAAAAGCACGAATCAAATGTTTGGCAGAGAGATTTAAGAGTTTGGGATCAGGCTCGTGTTGCAATGCAACATCCAGATCGGGCAAGATTTCTCTCAGGACCAATGAAGGAACAATGGCAATGAAGATCGAATTCACTCAGGCGACTTTCATCTCTGGTGGCGAATTTGCTGACGTTGGAACGGTGCGCGATTTGGCGGGTCGTGAGGCTGAAAACCTGATCAATATGGGTCGGGCAAAGAAGTTCGAAGAATCGGCTCCTACGCCTATTTCTGACCGTTCTATCGGCCTTCAGGACGAACCAGAGGCTCCAGAATTCACAACCCGCAAGGGTAAGTTTGCCAAGAAGTAAGGATTAGACCAGATGGCGGTCGAATCAGCTTCAGATCGGGCGTATATGCTGAACATCTCGGACTTCGGGGTAACGGCAACCTATACGCTCGTCGCTGGCGGTCAATCTTCCGTGATCGGTATCTTCGACAACGAGTTCTTTGAAGCCGATCCGCAGGGTAATGTTGCCTATGCCTCGGCCCAGCCTCGATTCTTGGTCCAGACTTCGACTTTGCCTTCTGGAGCGGATTATGGCGATTCAATCGCTATCAATTCAGTAAATTATAAGGTCCGCATCATTCAACCAGATGGAACCGGAATGACAACTTTGGTTCTGGAGAAGCAATAATGGCGCATCTTCGGAAACAGATTAGAGATCGCATTGTTTCAAACGTCTCGAATCTAACCACGACATCGACGCGGGTTTATCAGACGCGTTTCTATCCTATCGCCTCGATCAATCAACCTTTGTTGCTTGTTTATACACTGAGCGAAGAAAGCGACCCAGATACGATGACTCGGCCTCGCAAGGTGATGCGGCGGGTCAATTTCACGCTTGAAGGAATGGCAAAAGCAACATCAGGTTTAGATGATACGCTTGATGCGATTGCCAGAGACGTTGAAGAAGCAATTCTAGCCGATCCTACCTGTAATTCTTTGGCAAAAGATACGGTTTTGACGGGGACGGTAATCGACTATAATGCAGAAGGTGAGCAACCTGTCGGCTCGATTAAGATGACGTTTCAAGTTTCTTATCGAACGACTGAAACTGAATCAGAGTCGCCAGCTTAGGAGTTTTTGAAATGGCAAATCATACGGGTTCGGAAGGAATCGTAAAGATTTCTACAAATACCATCGCAGAAGTCCGCTCATGGACTTTGACGAATACGGCAGACACCATCGAAGATACCACGATGGGCGATTCTTGGCGTTCATATAAATCAGTTCTCTCGGCCTTTACGGGTCAGGTGACTTGCTATTGGGATGAAACCGATACGACTGGTCAAGGTGCTTTAACATCTGGCTCGACGGTTACGCTCAACCTTTATCCTGAAGGCGCAACAACTGGTGACACTTATTACACTGGTTCAGTTATCGTGACTTCTATCGAACGGACAGCATCGTTTGATGGTATGGTCGAAGCAACTTTTGCCTTCCAAGGCACTGGAACCTTATCATCCTCGACAGCATCATAATTAGGGAAACAAAATGCACATAATTGAAAAAGCTAAAGCGCACTTTAAAGACAAGAACGTAAATGTAATTGAAGTTCCTGAGTGGGGTGAATCTGGAAAACCATTCTTGATTTATTCCACTCCTTTCACACTGGCGGAGAAGGATAAGATTTTCAAAGGCTCTCAGGAATCATCTTTGAAGGTCTTGGTTGATTGTCTTATCTTGAAAGCAAAAGACGAAAAAGGCGAACAAATCTTTACTCTTGAACATAAGCGCGATCTTCTAAATTCAGTTGATCCAGACATTATTGTTCGGATAGCTAATGAAATGATCGCAACCGCAAGTGTTGAGGAATCAATAAAAAACTAAGAGACGATCCCGATGCGTTTTCAAGATATGCGCTCGCGGATCGTTTAGGTAAAACACTTGATGAAATAGATATGATGTCTGTTTCTGAGTTTATTGGTTGGGTTGCTTATTTGAACATTGTCTCGGAGCGGATGAAGAATGGCAAGTGAGCAACTAAAAATTGAATTGACCGCTATCGATAAAACGATGGCGGCTTTCAATTCTGTAAATAACAGTCTTACAAGATTATCAAATTTTACATTAAAAGCGCGAAATGCACTGGCAACGATTGGTGTTGCTTTTGCGGCTTCTCAGTTTGCTAATGGTATTAAGAATGCGGCTGATCGAGCAGAAAATTTTGCAAATGCGGCTCAAAAGATTGGTTCATCTGTAGAATTTATTTCTGGAATTTCATTCGCGGCAAAACTTGCAAATGTTGAATTTGAAAGTCTTGAAAAAGGTTTGATTAAATTTTCAAGGGCAGTTGATGAAGCGTCATCGAATGCTAAATCTGGTCTTGCCTATGACTTCAAGCGTATTGGTGTTGATCTTCGTGATACAAATGGTCAATTAAAACCTACAAGCGATTTATTCTTAGAAATTGCTGATCGTATTTCAAGTTATGGAGATGGCGCACGTAAAGCGGCAGTTGCACAAGCAATATTTGGCAAATCTGGTGCTGATTTAATTCCATTACTTAATCTTGGTTCGCAAGGAATTCGTGAACTTCAGGCACAAGCAGATGCTCTTGGAATTACATTTTCCGGAAGTGCGGCTCAATCTGCAAATAATTTTAACGATCAACTTGATATTCTTTCGATGGCGGCTGATGGTTTTATGAACCGTCTTATGAGTGGCATTGTTCCATCTCTAATGAGTTTCTCGCAACAAATTGGAACAGCGAATAATAACACTCAGGAATTCAATAGAACATTCTCAGGATTGAAACCTATTGCTGAAGGTTTATCAGTTGGTTTCAGAGGCGTTGTAGCGGCTGTATATCTGATTGGTTCAGCATTTATTGAAGTTGCAAGAGATATTTCTGCATTCGTTGAAGCAACAAAAGCGGCAACAAATTTTGACTTTCCAAATGTTAATAAAATTCTTTCAGATCGAATTGCACAGCAAAAAGATTTGAATACTATTTGGAAAGAAACTCAGGATGTATTCAATGGAGTTTCCGCATCTACTGATGCATTGTCAGTTCTAGTTCAAAAGAATACAAAAGTTATTGGAGAAAATGCATCTGCAACTGCTGGATTAGTTGATAAATATCGCGCTCTTGGTGATCCTACTTATCAGATTAGAAAAGATATTGAAGAACTTAATCGTCTTTTCAAACAAGGTGCATTAAATCAAGATGAATATAGCAGAGCGTTATTCAAATTGAATGGTGATCTTGCGATTGCGGCTGGTGGTTGGGAAGGTGGAATGGAAACATTCCGTAGAGCGGCAACTGATGTTTCAGGTGCAATAAATCAAGCATTTTCAAATGCTTTTTCAAGCATGGAAGATGCGTTTGTTAATTTCGTAAAAACTGGAAAGCTAGATTTCAAATCTCTTGCTGATTCTATCATCGCTGATATGGCTCGCATTGCATTTAGACAGATGGTTAGCGGGTTTTTCGGCGGTTCATCTGGCGGCGGCGGATTCAATCTATTATCGATGTTCGGATTAGGCGGTGGCGGATCAGTTCCATTGCCTCCTATTCCAATGCGAGCGGCTGGCGGTTCTGTTTCTTCCGGTTCTCCTTATATCGTCGGTGAGAACGGTCCTGAATTATTTATGCCTTCTCGATCTGGTTCGATCATACCGGATTCAGCAATGTCGAGCGGTTCTGGTGTTATTGTTAATCAGACAATCAATATCTCGACTGGCGTTCAGCAAACCGTTCGCGCTGAAATTCAAAGCCTCTTGCCTCAAATCTCAAATGCGGCGAAAGCGGCGGTCATCGATGCAAAAAGGCGTGGCGGCTCATTTGCTAATGCGTTTGGTGGATAATTATGGCAATCACTTATCCTTTATCTCTCCCGACAGTTACCGGATTGGCAAATATTGTTATAACGGCTCGTAATTCTGTTGCGGTTGCTACTTCCCCATTCACTTTGACAAGTCAGGTGATGCAACATCAAGGTTCTAGATGGGAAGCATCTGTAACGCTACCGCCAATGAAACGCGCATCGGCAGAGGAATGGATTGCATTTTTGATATCTCTAAATGGTGCTTATGGAACATTCCTTCTCGGTGATCCGCTTGGCGCAACTGCAAGAGGTTCAGCATCGACAGCGGCTGGCACTCCGCTTGTAAATGGTGCATCGCAAACAGGATCGACATTGAATATCGATGGCGCACCAAATAGCGCAACAGGTTATTTGAAAGCTGGCGATTATATTCAGCTTGGTTCCGGTTCTGGAACTCAGCTTTATAAAGTTCTTGCAGATGCTAGTTCGAATGGAAGCGGTCAAGTTTCTCTCGATATTTGGCCTTCGCTTCGATCATCGCCATCTGATAATGCGGCTGTAACTGTTGCGAGTGCAAAAGGTTTATTCAGATTATCAAGTTCTGATGCTTCTTTCTCGATTGATAATGCTTCCGTTTATGGGATCAACTTTTCAGCGGTTGAAGCACTATGACCAGAAGTCTTGCGGCAGGATTTGCAAGTGCGCTTCAAACTAATGCAATCCAGCCGATTGTTTTGGTTGAATTGAAGTTTGATTCAGGCGCGGTTCGTCTATGGTCCGGTCTTGGAAATATTACTTATAATGGATTTTCCTATATCGGCGCAGGAACGCTTCTAGCCATCTCATCGATGGAAGATACAACAGACATCGCGGCAAAAGGAATCCAGATTTCATTGTCTGGAATCAATCCTCAGGCATTAGGAATTGCGTTAACTGAGAAATATCAGAACCGGACGGCTAATATTTATTTTGCTTTATCTGGTCAGGTTTCGGATGCGGTTCAGGTTTTCTCAGGTTTGATCGATCAGATGTCAATCAATGATACTGGTGAGACGCTGACAATCTCAGTATCTATAGAATCTCGATTGATTGATTTAGAACGTCCTCGCATTTGGCGTTATACTTCTGAGGATCAGAAGCGGGTTTATCCGACAGACAAAGGGTTTGATTTCGTCAATGATCTCCAAAGCAAGCAAATTATCTGGGGTCGTGAATAAGGTTCCGCATTGGGAATCCTTGCTCGACGATTACATCAATTCCTGCCGATCTAGGCCGTTTGCATGGGGATCGTTCGATTGCGTTCGATTTGCTGATGGAGCTTATCAGGTTCAATACGGAATCAATCTATTTCCGTCATTCGATTACAATGATTTGAAATCTGCTCAAAAAGGACTCAAGAAGTTCTGCAAAACAATCAATCTTCCTGAATCCGTCGATCAATTTTTGCCTCGCAAAGAAAAAATGCTTCTGTCCAGAGGCGATCTTGTTTTTCATAATTCGGCTCTATCGGTCAATGTCGATGGAGTTGGCGGCTCGATTGGGGTATGTCTAGGATCGAAGATTGCGCTGGTTGGCGAGGAATCTTTGCAGTTCGATTCTATTGAAACGGCATTGTTTGGGTGGAAGGTATGAAGATCAAGAAATTCCTCCTTGCCTCGACGTTTCTAGTTGGACTGACGCTTTCTGAGCCAGCAAAGGCTGATCCTGTTACTCTTATTGCCAGCGGAGCATCTGCTCTTGGATTTACCGAGTTTGCGGCTTTTGTCGGTTCTTTCTTTGGCAGATTGGTTGTTACGGCTGGTCTGACTGCGGTTGCCTCATATCTATCGTCGCAAGATCAACCGACCGTTCCAGATTATCGAGGAATAACTCAGCGAGAGGAAAACTTCACTGATTCTCTTGCGACTCGACAGATCATCTATGGTCGAGTGATGACGGCTGGACCGATTGTTTATGCTGAGACAACAAATCATAACAATTATCTGCACATGATCATTCCGGTTGCTGGTCATGAAGTTACGGCATTTGACGCAATATATTTCAATGACGATCAGCTTACGCTCGATGGATCAGGAAATGTAACTGCTCCAGCGCAATATGCTGGAAAAGCTCGAATCAAGACATATTTAGGAACTTCTACGCAAGCGGCTGATCCTGATCTTATATCTGAATCGGCAGGATTATGGACTTCAGCGCATAAGCTATCTGGTGTGGCATATATCTATGCTCGATTGCTTTTCGATCAGGAAGCATATCCTAATGGTCGTCCGACAGTTAAAGCGATAGTTCGAGGGAAAAAGGTTTATGATCCAAGAACAGCAACGACTGATTATTCTGCAAATCCTGCTCTTTGTATTTTGGATTATCTTAGAGATTCAACTTACGGGTTTGGAGCATCATTAACTGAATGTAATACAACGACATTCAACGCGGCGGCTAATATCTGCGACGAAAACGTAACTCTCGCGGCTGGTGGAACTGAGAAACGATATGAATGTCATGGTGTAATTTATAGCGACAGAACTCCGAAATCTGTTCTTGAAGATTTGCTTACATCTTGTGGCGGGATGATTTTTTATTCCGGTGGCAAATGGAATATGAATGCGGCGGCGTATAATACGCCTACTGTCACTCTAACAGATAATGATCTTCGCGCTCCAATCAATCTTGTTACTCGTCATTCAAAGCGAGATAATTTCAATATTGTTAAAGGCGTATTTGTTTCGCCTGATGATGGATGGCAAGCAACTGATTTCCCAGCAATAAAATCAACTACATTCATCGCTGATGATAATAATATTGAATCATCTTTTGATGTGACTTTGCCATTTACAATCTCATCTTCTATGGCGCAGAGATTGGCAAAGATTATTCTCTATCGTCATCGCCAGCAAATGACTCTTGAACTGAAGTGCAAAATGACGGCATTCCAGATCGAGGTTGGCGATACAATAATGGTCACAAATACTCGGTATGGATTTAGTTCTAAACCGTTTGAAGTTATCAATTTTAATTTTGCGGTAGAAGGTTCAACAGATTCTCCTGTATTTGGTGTTGATCTGACTCTGCGCGAAATTTCATCATCGGTCTTTAATTGGGATGCAGAAGAAACTGCAATTGAGCGAGATAATACTTCGCTTCCAAATTATGGTTCAGTTGATGCGCCACAAATTACGGCTTCAGATGAATTGAGAGCAGTTAACCAAGATGTTGTAACTGTATTGTTATTGAATGTTTCCTCAGCAAATCCATTTGTGACTGATTATGAGGTTTCTTATAAAAAACAGAGTGACACGGTTTATACTGAAACAAATAAATCAACGCAGGGTAAATATGAAATATTGAAAGTCGAGGATGGCGTTTATTATGATATTCGCGCCAGAGCAGTTACATTCCTCGGTGTAAAATCTGATTATCAAACTCTTGCTTATCAGGTTATTGGTAAAACCGCTCCTCCATCAGATGTCACTGGTTTATCAATCAATTCGATCGGTGGAAATGCTTTGCTCCAATGGACTCCAATCTCTGATCTTGATCTTTCTCATTATAAGGTTCGTTATTCAGCATCAACATCAGGTGCGACTTATCAAAACGCTATTGATCTAGTTGATAAAGTTGCTAGACCAGCAAATTCAGTGATTGTTCCTTCTCGTCAAGGAACTTATTTCGTAAAAGCTGTTGATAAACTGAATTATGTCTCTGCAAATGCGGCAGAGGTTGTTCTTCTTACAAATATCTCGAATGTTAATGATTTGAATGTGGTTGCTACGGTAACCGAAAATCCTGCGTTTTCTGGAACAAAAACTTCTGTTGTTAAGACAACTGATGGTGTCAGCACATGGATACAGTTGGACACATCTGGAAATTTTGATTCTGCAACAGGAAATTTTGATAGCGCGGCTGGTTTGTTTGATGCTGGTGGCGGAACGATTGCAACTTCTGGTTATTATGAATTTGCAAATTATGTTGATCTGACCGAGAAATATACGAGTCGCGTTACAGCAAACTTGAATAATATCCGTATTGATTATACAAATCTCTTTGATCTTGCTCTTGGCAATTTTGATGATCGATCCGGTAACTTTGATGGCTCGGCAACGGCCTTTGACGATACTTCTGTCGCTCTTCAAATTGCAACGACAGATGGAAATCCAGCAAGTTCTCCAACTTGGTCATCATGGCAGAATTTCGTTGTCGGTGATTACTCGGCAAGAGCATTGAAGTTTCGTGCATATTTAACGTCTTCGAATGGAAATGCTTCGCCTTCGATAACGAATCTATCGGTTAGCGTCGATATGCCAGATCGTGTTATATCTGGTGAAGATATTGTCTCAGGCGCAGGGTCTTATTCGGTGACTTTCTCTCCTGCTTATAAATCGCTCGACGGGATTGGAATTTCGGCTCAGAATATGGCTTCTGGCGATTATTATGCTATTTCTAGTAAATCAACGACCGGATTCAGTATTATTTTCAGAAATTCCGCTGGAACGGCTGTTTCAAGAACTTTTGATTATGTCGCTCGCGGCTATGGCAAGGTGGTGGTCTAATGTCTCAGGAAGATTTCATTATTTCGAATCAAGGCTTCCCAGCCTTCAGATCGGATTTGAACGCCAATCTTCAGGCGTTAGCGAGTTGCTCATCTGGTGCTTCGGCTCCATCGACAACTTACGCAAATCAGCTTTGGTATGATACTGCCAATGATATTCTAAAGATTAGAAATGAAGATAATGACGCATGGATTTCGATTGTAACGCTCAATCAAACGACTGATGCGGTTTCAAGTTTTGCGAATACTCCAAGTCTTAGTGGGAATAATACGCTATCTGGAACCAATACATTTTCAGGTGCTATTTCGGCTACGGCTAATGCGTATATGGCTATTGACGCTCTAACGGATGCCTCGACGATTGCTGTTGATATGTCTCTCGGTAACAACTTCTCGGTAACGCTTGGTGGCAACCGGACGCTCGGAAACCCGACGAATCTTACCGCTGGTCAATCAGGTGTGATCTTCATTACTCAGGACGGCACAGGTTCTCGGACACTGGCTTATTCATCCTATTGGGACTTCCCGTCTCAGACGGCTCCTACGCTCACGACAACGGCTAATGCGGTGGATGTGCTGGTTTACACCGTCCGTTCATCGACAAGCATTGCGGCTCAACTTCTGACCAATATCGGGTGACAAATGGGTCTTCCAGTCGAAGTCAATAACTTAATGATGGGTTCA